GTTCCATACCGATGTCCGCGCTTCCAGTGCGGCAACGGTAGTGGTCGAAGCGTAGTATGCCCCATCCTGCCCATCAAGCAGGTCCGCGTCATAGCCCGACCCAGCCCCGTCCGTGGCCTGAACCGTATTCGTAAACGTGTTGGTCGTCAGCGCCACCGTCTGCGTGTACGTGCCTGATATGCTCAGGAGCCCACCCGACACTTCCACCGTCTTGACGTACTGCGCGGTCAATTTCAGGTAACGAGCGTCGGCCTCCGTCCACTCATTCGTGATGCTGCTTGGCAACGTCATCCCGCTGACATAGGGGTTGTTCAGAATGTCAATGGTATCGTTCGCCAGCAGCGCATAAGCGTCGGTGTCCCACACTACCAGATCAAATGTTCGCTTGGACCGGCCCACGGTTGCCTTCGCAAATACGTTCGTCAATTCTTCCGTGTTCAGATTCAACTCGCCTACCGCAGCACCGCTTAGGTTCGTGAATGAACTGCCAGCCGCTACAAGGTTGGTGCCATCAATAATTCCCAAAAGCAGATTCTCAGCGGATGAACTTCCGATATTCGTGATTGTCACATCAACGGTCTCTCTGACCGATACTTGGCCGGAAAGCGTGACCTTCTTGGTCGCGGCAGTGATGGTAATGGTGAGGTCTGTCGCCAGAGACACCATAGCGCATCCGCACAGAATCCCGAAAGCCACAAGGCAAATTTTCCGTTTCATTGTCGCATGTCCTCCTAAATCGGTGTCGGTAATGGCATATCCGGATCGTAGGGATTGTTCATTATCGTGATTTTGTCGTTGATGAGCATTTTCATCCGGGCGTTATCCCAAAGAGTCAGATCAAACGTCCGGGTTGCTTTTCCATCAGGGATTCCGGCAAAAAAAGCCTCCAAGTCCGCATCGTCCAGGTCAATGCTTCCATCATACTGCCCCGATCCAGCAACGAAATTCGCGGCTTGGACAAGAGTTGTCCCGCGATAGAGGATGGAAAGGGTGAGGTCCGATGGAGTGGAGACGTCCGCGTTGATGAGGGCAACAGCTACGTTTTCCCGCAATGCCATTGCAGGAGAACTGTACGTGACCCGCTTGGTCGCAAGGTCAATCGTAATAGTCGCCGATGCACCCATTGATCCTCCCTAAGCGAATGCGGCAGGATGTTGTACTCGCAAGCTTCGATTTGTTCGCCCCCGTGTTCGCTCGCCGATGGCAAGCCTGATCGCATCCCAGTAGATGTTGTGATATAGGATTCCCGTCTCTTTGTCGCTCCACTTCTTGCCCTTCATCAGCATGAGTCGGCTCATGGCCCCATAGGCCCAGGTCTGCCGATAATCTTGGAACAGGCGGTCAGGCACTTCCGAGGAAGCCGTGGCATCATTGGCAAGCGTCAGGACTGCGGTAATTTCCAGTCCGTCGGTCAAGTCAGCTACCGGCGCCGACACCAAGTGTATGACATCCTTTGCCACTGGAATCGTGTACTCGACGCCGGGGGAAAGTAGGCGGCCATCATAATGAACCCCAACATCATCGCTTGGCCGGTGGACAAGTCCGGCAATCTCGGTATCCTCAACGGGCGAGTCCAGTTCATAATCGCTGGTGCCATCAACGATGTCGATGTCGTTCAGGTCTTGTTCCCATGCCTGGGTTCGGTATGCCCATTCCCGAATCGTTTCCCTGAGATGCTGGATAATCAGCGGCTTCGGGCATCCCGGCAATTCCGGCATCATGTACTGGTACATCTCTGACAGTGCTGTTCCCATTACGGCATCGTCTCCAATCCGGTCAGGTCCCAATGTTCTTTCGCAAGGTTCTGGTTGGCGATGTCTTCGGCGTCCTCACCAAACACCCGGAAGGCTATGTAGTGAGCAAGGCGTTCGGCCCATGAGTCTCGAATTTGAAGGGAATTTCCTGTGGCCGTGAAAACGGTGAGGTCATCTGGCCCAACTACTGAAACAGAGGAATCACTGTCTTTATAGGCGGCCTCCGGGTGTTCAGACAGTATTGCCTTCTGCCCGTCGTCGCCGTAAAGCATCAGTTTCGTGTCGTCGTTGCGATACGTGGTTACGGAGTCCGATATCATATATCGGACCCGCGTAATCACGTTCCCTATCGTCAGAGCCATTCGCCACCTCTCTATTCGGAGGGAGGCGCATTCTTGGCGGCATCATCCTTGGCTCTCTGGACAAGTCTGCGGGTTTCTCTGATGGCTATGACCAGAGCCTTGTTGTTCCCCGCCTTTTTGACCGGCAGTTCTTCCGTTTCGATTATCTCGAACAGTTCTTTCCGGTTTTTCTCGTCAAGATCGTCCTCTCTGATCTTCCCTGTCTCACCGCCGACCGCTGCCGCTTCTTCCGCAGCCAAACGCGCTTCCACCTGCTCGGGGGTCTCGGGTACTATTGCAAACGAAGCAACCGCGGCTGGCTGAACAGGAACCACCGAAGCCGGTGGAACCGGTATTTCCGCACCCTGCTGTGCCGCCACTGCTGCCTCGTACCGTTTCCGCTGCGTTGCTTCCAGTTCGGCCTGAATCTGCTGCTGCCGCGCCATCTCAAGCGCCTTGGATACTTGGCTTGTCCGCCTATCAATCGCGGCCTGTTCCTTTGCTTTCACTGCCCGTTTCTGGATTGCACGCGCTTCGGCTTCTGTTATGATGTCCATGTCAACGCCCAAACGCGGGGGTTCTCTTTCCGCCATTTGCCGCGTCAACTGGAACACCACGTCTTTATTCCGGACCTTTACCCATGTGCGTAGTATTTCGACCATTGTTTGTGTCTCCCTTTGTGTTTCGGACTGTCTGTTTCGTTCCCTACTGAAATGATAAGATGGTGGAGGGGTTTTACCCCCTCCACCAGAATGTTCAGTTCAACTGAACCCGTTTACATCGCGTCGCACAGTGCGACAATCGCTGTCACGCGCACCGCACCAGCCTCCGCGCTGGCCGTATCGCACGACATATCTATGGTTGTCCCATCGAACACAACCGGAGCCGTATTCGTGAACCCAGTGCATGTCCCTGCGGCTCCGTCCAAATCGGCGCCAGTCAGGAGTTCCGTACCGGCTTCCACTCCAACCGTTACATCGGTAGTCGCCGTGCCTGCTGTCACGATTTCGACCATGCCTCCCAGAACCAGCGCCCCTGCGGGCGGCTGGAACAGGTCAAACCAGTCACCCGTCGTCAGGTTCGTGGTGGCAAAGTTGATCGTGCGCTGATACATCACGATTTTCGCACCGAGAGCCGCTGCCCCGGTTTCCACTGTTACTGCTGTATCTACTGCCATGACTATTCCCCTCCTTATGGGAAGTTGCGGTTTATGGTGGGGGGTCACTTGGCCCCCACCGTTGTTGCCTTAGCCCTTCTTAGCGAAGAGCGTTCCCAGGGCTTCCGGCTTCACAACCTTGTAGCCGTAGACCTGCAACCCACGGAACAGCGTTCCGAAGGCGTTGGGGTTCTTCAGGTTCTCGTTTTCCGTGATCTGCGCTGCGAACGTGATCGCGGCTCTGGTCCCGAACAGGATGAACGTGCAGGTCGTCGGCGTAACGTCCGTGCTGGTGGCGAGCTGGTTGCTCTTGTACAGCGTGAACGTGTCAATCATACCCAGACGCCCGTTGCGCATCATTGAGGTCCCGTCGCCGGACAAGGACGCATCCTTCAGGTCCGACTTCAGGATGAGCGAGCACATCCATGCCGGTATGACTATCCACCGGCCCTCCTCGGGAACGTCCTGCTCATCGAGGATCTGACCGCAATCCACGATCTTCTCCAGCACATCCGTCTTCGACAGCGTTACCGAGGTCCCGCCATCCGTGCCGAGTTCGATGTCGGCCGATATGGCGCCAGAACTGGCACCCTGGTTGGCCGCGGCCGAATCCGTGCAGACATTGCCCAGGATGTCGGAGTCGATCGCTATCTTCATCTGCTTCTGGGCGACGTCTCCCCATTTTTCGGCGTAGTTCTTGATGTCGGTCTGTGCGTCGTCCACGATGTTGGTAGCGAAGCTCCAACTTTTGCCCTGGTCAATGTCCAGGTTTGTCGATGTTGCCTCCGGCTGTTCGTAGGTCAGCGTTTGCCCCTTGCGGTGCGTGCTGATCGTGATGTCGGGCAGAGAACGAATCTCCACCTTGTCACCCTGTGCCTTGATTTCACCCTCGTAATCGGTGTTGGCAATCGCACCGAATACGGTCGCGGTATAGAACTTGACGAGCATCTTCCCACTGTAGATGGTGGGAATATACTTCATCGTTGTGTTGCCAATGTTCCTGATACCCGACGCTGCTGGATATACTGCTGCCATTTCGTCACCTGCTTTCTTGTTGTATCCTGCCAACAGCGGGGTGCAATCAGGGTCCTACCCCTGAACAACACGCCCTTCGTCTATGGCAGAATTGATCCTTTTCTCAACCTCATCGACCTGTGCCTGACTCATTGGAGAACCGTCTGCATTTCTGCAACGCCCCAACGCCTTGTCCTGAAAGAACATTGTGGCCTCCAATACAGTCACAGTCTCTTTAACCGGCGGCTTTACTGCCGGAGTAACTGTCGTCAGTTCCGGTTTTATCTGCGCCGCAATCCTGGGGTCAGTCACAAGACCTTGACCCAGGAATTCTTTCATCAGTTCGGCAATGGCGTGAGCGTCACCGCGCTCCAGTGCTGAGACTCCGCGCATTTCGTAAGAAGCGCCGGTCCTGCTCCTAGGGTCACGGTTTTTCAACCAGTCTATGAATACCGGATCACTGTTCAGGTCGATTGCGCCAGGCTGCATCTTCTCAACTTCCTGCATGACCATCATGGTCTGATGGTCTTGCCGTTCGGCCTGAGTGCCCTGTTCCAAGCGGTCCAGCCTCGCCAGCAATGCGGCGTTCTCTGCCCGAATCTGCGCGGTGGCCTGCTCGATCTCGCCACGCGCCATCCGGGCCTCCGGCGGGAGTTCGTTTCCGGGAGCGTACACTTCACGCTCTTCCGGTTTCAGGTACATCTGATAGGCCGGCACAGCGGGTGCTGGCGGCTGTTCCAGACGTTTGAGCAGCATCGCATTTTGAGTGCGAAGCTCCTTAACCACTTCTGCTGTTTGCGGACCCAGCGCATCAATCCTACCTTGGAGGCTCTGGTTCCGCTGCCGTTCAACTGCTAGTTCGCGCCGCATCTGCAACAGTTCTGTCTGAACATCCCCCTGCGCCGGCACCGGAGCCGGAGATGGGGTTGGTGTGACCGTAGGGGCTGGCGCTGGCGAAGGTGCGGCAGGAGTCGGTTCTGGCTGGGGCGGATCGACAGGTTTCGCTACCAATGCCGCTTTCCGCGCCGCTATCTCCGCCTGTTGCGCACGTTCGTCAGCTTCCTGTTGCCTCACGATCGCTTCCGGTATCGCTGCGCCATCTTGTATTACTACTGTGCCCATAACTACTCCTTCACGCGCTGTTTTTCGGTGTGCCTGATGATTTCAGGGGCGCTCTTTTCCAGTGTGCTGTCTCCCCCCGCGCTGGATTCAAGTATGCCCATGTTCCTCACTCGGCGCCGTTTTCAGTATGCGCTTCGTTGTCCCGCAACCGGGACGTTTGCTGTACTCAATCCGCGGACCCGCGCCGCTTCTCTAACCCGCAATCGCACGTAGAGTTCCGGCGAGTTGTCCACGTCTTTCAGAATCTTCCGATACGCTCGGGCTGTCCCTTGGCCGCGTATCAAAGCCTCGCCCGTCAGTTCGTCGTTCTCGTCCCGTTGTCGGAGCAGTCCTTCAACGAGAACCTCATCCACGAAGAACTGAAAGTCCTTATTCCCCAAGAGGCGGCCCATTGCCTCAACAATGCGTTGCTGCCGCCTCTCTTCCTTCAATTTCAGGTCGTCACCCATAAGTGTTTGTTAGGGCCTTTGGCCGACTGCAATCCCGGCGACAGCCTTGTTTGCCAAACCGTTGAGAATGACGTTGCTAGCCGTCACAGTACCAACCCAATTCGTATTTGATGTACCGGGACTCTCGGTGTAGTCAAACGTGACTATCGGAGCCGCGCCGAAGGCAACCGTAAACGCCTGCGTCACAGAACCCCCAGCGCCTATCGTCGCCGTAAACGTCTGTATCATCAGTGGCGTGGTAGCGTCCGGTCCGACCGCCGCGTATTTCCCATCGAGCGTGACTTCGCCAGTGCCGGTATTGATTGCAACCGCCGTCCCATCCGCTGCGATGCTGTCGCAATAGATTGCGCCGACGTTCGTAACAACGTTCTCGCCGCAGTCCAGCGTAGCGCCGGAATCCAGCGTGATGTTTGTCGCCGTGCTCGCAGCATTAGCGTCAAACCCGCCGGTCAGTGTTGCGGCACCAGAAACGCCAAGCGCACCGGAAACGCTCACGGTGTTTTCCGTGATCGTCAATTCTGTCGCGCTGGTAGGGACGATAGTTGCGGTCCCTACTGTCAGTGTAGCACCGGCAACCCATGTCGTATTCGACAGGCCGGTAACAACCGTGTCGTTGTCACCCGCGATAGTGCCGTTCGCTGCGATCGCGCCACTGACGGTAGCTGACGTCGCAGTAAGAGCAGGAGCGGCCAGTGTCGTTCCGCTTACCGTCACTGTCGTTTCGCTGATCGTCAATTCTGTCGCGCTGGTAGGGACGATAGTTGCGGTCCCTACTGTCAGTGTAGCACCGGCGTCCAAGGCCAGATTTGTGCAGGTGCTCGCAGCATTGGCGTCAAACCCGCCGGTCAGTGTTGCGGCACCACCTATGGCTGCCGTACCTACGACGTTGAGGTTATTGTCGCCAACTGCGCTTGTCCCGCCCACGTCCAGTCCACCATTGATATGGACTTCCGCGCCTCCAGGCGTAATGAGCAGATCACCGTTCGATGTCAGCGCGTCACCATCCAAGTCCAGTCCGGCATCAATTTCCACGGTAGACGCAAACAGCGCAGTGCCTACAACCTTGAAGTTGTTGTCACCAACTGCCGTTGTATCACCAACCGAAAGCCCGCCGTCAATATGCACCTCAGCACCTGCCGGGGTAATCAACAGATCGCCCGCCGACGTAAGATCGTTTCCGTCAATGTCAACGTCGCCAGTGATCGTAAGGTTGGGACGAATCAAACACGTTTCCACTCCGCTGGCATTTGCGCCCAACGTCAGCCCAGTCACTTCCGCCCCACCCACTATGTACTGCATCAGTATTTGACCATCTTCGGTGGTTGTAGTGTTGTCAGTGATCTTCAACTGAATTGTCGCATAATCCGTGACGTTCTCAGCGCTATCCAGTGCTCGTCCAATAATCTCGTACAGATCGTTGTCGGCCTGCGAACCAACCGCTATGGACGTGTCCAGAATGAGCTGCCCCAGCGTCGCAGCGTCATCGTCGAATATCACTTCCACGTCGCCATTCACATCGTTGCGCAGCATTTCATCATTTTCCATGATGAAGTCACTGTTGGCGGTGAGGTCCCCCGTTACGATCAACGCTGCGCCTAAGCTGACAGCACCACTGAATGTTATGGGGTCTGTTATGGTCACAGTCCCGCCATTCGAGCCAGCCCTGATATTGTTCACCCTGAGTTGATAGACCGTGTACTCATTCCTTTCCCATGCTACCAGTGTCAGACATGCCGCAACCATCAGAACACCAAACACTCTCAGACTTTTCCTGCACTTCATCCTACTACCTCCTTGAATTACGCCGCTTGAGTTTGCGGCAGTTGTGCCTCCGCTTGCTGTTCCGCCTGGAGTTGCGCCTGCAACTCCTTCCATTCCTCACCCGTCCTGAATTTGCTGATGGCAACGTCCAGCGACTTCGCCGTCTCTTTCAGGACATCACGCCGGAATTCCAGCCCCATGAGTTGACTGTCTACCGGATTATTCGTGACATTCAGGAATTCCATGCGCCGCGCCGAAATTTGTTCCTTAATGATATTGCCCAAGGCGCCACGCGGCATGATTTGAACGTCACCCTTAATCGACTCGTCAGGATCGTAGGCCATGTTCCAGTTGAACTGACGCCGTATCGTCGGCTTCAATACTTCCCGATCTATCCGACCAATGACCATTTTAATTCCGCGAGCCGCACTTGACATCAGCATGGAGAGCCCTCCCATCGTTCGACCAGCGCCCCGCACATTGTCGTTTCCGTGGGCATACGATGGAATGCCTGTGTAATCGTCGGCCATATTGGCAAAAGCCTGGTAGACGCTGAGAAGTTCCTCCGCATTCGACTTTGGTTGGAAAAAGTCCATTGGTTTGAGAGTACTCTGCCCGGGGTTGGTGAACTGGCGAATTTGAAGCGGGAAAACTTGGGTAATGTCCTCACCTATGGGAACCCTTGACGTGTCGTTATAGATAATCTGGGGTCCCGAACAGACGGCCTCATTGTTGACCAGTGCCCGGATGGTGGCATTCACAATGCCCTGCAAATCGCGCATCATTTCTGGAACGCCTTTGTGCCAGAACGAACCTGGGATCAATGACCAGCCACTCTTTGAATACGGCCGTTCACCCAGCGGATCAGGATTCAAGCCGCGGTAGACGACATAGTTGCCGATCAGTACGGAATTGACTTGGTATTCCGACAAAGCGTTCAGGGGTTGCCCGTTGAGGTCGGTCATTATCTGCTCTTCCATGAGCATCTTGCCTTGGACATTTCCCCAGTATTCAAGGCCCTCCATGAAATCCCGCTGCTCCTCAAGATTTGACCCCCTCCCCTCAAGTTCAGACCGTTCCTGGTCAATAGAGGTCCAGTTACGAAGTCCACCCTGACCGTATTCGAGAAGCACAAGGTCAATCGCTTTGGAGTCCCAACCATCAACGCCCTTCATGGCTTCCAAAGCCGACCTACTCAATCTAATGCGCTCAATGAGGTCGCCCTGATTGCAGTTCATGGCGCCGGCCGAGGGGTACATATCGAACGGACTTGGAGCATGGTACTCCTGGCATATTACGTCTTGGGCTATGGTCTTGGTTCTGCCACCGACATACAGATGGACGAGTTTTTTCTTCTTTCTGAGAATAGGTCCCTTGATGAAGCCCGCCTTCAGTGTGACCATGTTTGTGATGAAGGTAGCGAAGGCCGTTTCCCAGTCCCCTTCAACAAACTGGTCGTGGATCTTGACTTCCATCTTCGCAGCCCGGTCCTCGGCTTCCTGCTGCAGTCGTTCCTCCATGTCTTCCCGCATTTTGGCCGCAAAATCGGCGATTGCTTCAAGGGGAACCGGTGCCCCGCCAGACTCAATGTGGCGTTGAAGTTCCATTAGGGTTTCTTCGACGATGGATTGCTGAACCTCTTGGGGCAGGTCCGGAAGAGGAGTCGGGGATAGGCCCCAGGGCTTGTCCTGGTCGGAAGCCAGTACGTCATGCAGCCACGCTTCGCCAGCGTTGCATTTCAGAGCCGTCAAACCCATAAATACCTGGGTTCCGCCTTGGGCCTCAATCGCAGAGAGTTTTTCGGGATCGTACTCGTTGTTCCGCTGGCGTAGGGCTTGCAACATAGCCTCTTCAACACCGGAGTCCTCCTTGTAGCTCTTGTTTTTCTCCCATGCCGTGAGAATGTGGCGAACCAAACCGCGTATCTCGTCTTTGGCCTGGGCATTGACTGTCTCGTTGGCCTTGGCCTGCGCCTCCTGAATGGTGTCGAGTTCCTGATTGTTCAACACCCGGAGAAGGCCAAAACGGCCCCCACTTGGATGAATACCTCCAAAAGCAGTGGACGCGGATCCTGTCGGCGCGGAACTGAGAGGAAGATTCCCTACAAACATCAACATTTCCCCACAAGAAGAGAGGCCATCCCAGGGGTATACGCCCTGAAATGGCCTCTCCGAAATTGCTTTCACCGCCGTTAGCTAGACGGCGGCTCTTGCTACATTGCTGTAAGTGCTTGGGTTACATGGTCTTAGATGAAGTACGAGCCTAAAATGACTCAATTATTAGACTGCATCCTACCGTAAACCGGCAGAAAAGTCAAGCCAAATCATATTTTGCCGTACATTTCGTGCAAAACACTAGGCATTTCAGGTACATTATGGCGTGGTCCGCCAGAAAAAACCAAAATCTTCTAGTCCCAGCCAGCCGAACTGTGCTTCTTCACCGGACGGGCAGTCCCGGAACCCCGGACATCCGGATTCGCCTTCCCTGATATACCTCCGCTCTCGCAATACATACAGGCGTATTGGAGAGCATCTTGCACATCGGAATATGGGTGATTCTTCATGGGTTCCACAGAGTAGGCATCACCAGCCG